ATCTTGGCGCGTTCCAGATCGCGTTCGGCCTGCTGGTGCTCGGCGACCAGGTCGCCGCGGAGGCAGATCTCGACGGTGCGCTCCGGCAGCTTCGCCTCGGCCAGCATCGCCTTGAAGTCCTTCAGGGTGGCCTTGCCGCTCACGCCGGTCACCGTCCGCACGTCGGGCACTTGGCGTCCAGGTACTTCTGGACGATCAGCGGCGGCGGCACCTTCATCGGCTTGGTGATGGTGGCTTCCTCGAGCCGGTTTGCGCCGTGGCGGATCACTAGACCGCCAACGCCGTCTTTAGGCGCAACGCGGACACGCACCCGGGTGGTGATCGTGTGACCGCCGAGCGGCACGCCCTCACCGTCCCGGTAGCTGCAATCCGGCCGCTCATCGGCGGGCACGAGCCCCGGATCGATCCCGTTGTCGCGCAGCCAGTCACAGATGGCGGTACGGAGTCCAGGGTTGGCGTTGGGGTCTCCATGGCCTGCGGCGATGAATCCCTCGACGTCGACCTTAAGGTTCACTTTTACTTCGCGACTTGCCACGGTTCTCCTACCCGAACGTCCCGAACTGAGCGCCCGGCCACGGGTTCGGGGACCGCGGCCGGGCACGAAAAAACCGCCCCGAGAGGCGGACGGACTACGCTGGTAGTGGTTCGGACTTGGGCGACGATCGCGCCGGGATACATCAGGCGGCGGAGGGAAGCGGGGTTCAATTCCCCGCCCGAACCACTACGCGACGGCGGCGCGCATCGACGGGCCGGTGCCCGCGGCCCCGGCGGTGATCATGACCGGCAGCTCGTACCGCTCGACCGTGTTCGGCTCCGGGTCCATGCGGGCGACCTCGCCGATCAGCGCCGGGTAGACCTCGACGGCCTGGGACGACGCCCACGCCGTCGACTGGGCGACCGTCCGGCGGATCACCAGGAAACCGGCGGTGTCACGGACGAGCGTGGTGAAGATCGTGTCGCCGGACGCCTGCTTCTTCAGTCGCAGCTTCGGGCCGCTGAAGCTTGTCCGGCCGTTCACGTTCGACGTGAACGTCGAGGCCAGCGAGCTGGTGTCGACGGGCGCGGTGTCCGGCTGGAAGCCGTTCAGGCCGTCGGCGGTGAGCGTGCTGGTCAGGTCGATGCCGGCGTTCAGCTCGGTCGTGGTCGGGGCGTTCTGGTTGGAGATGGTCGTGACCCAGTAGACCCGGGTCTTGCCATCAGCGACGACGTCAGCCACCTGCTACTCCTTCTTATCGCCGCTGCTGGCGGACTTGGGCGAGGGGGAACTCTTGGGCGGCTCGGGCTCGACGTAGCCGGGCGGGCCGGACGGCACCCAGCCGAGGCCGGCGTGCATCGCGACGGCGGCGTGGGTCATGCGGCCGACGCCGCCATGGTCGACGTTGCGGATGTACTGGAACTCGCCGTCGACCGGCTCGGTCGTCTCGGTCCAGCCGCGCACCTTCACCCACTCGTCGCGGGCGTCGGGGCCGGTGACGACCGCCTTCGCGCCCTCGGCGTCGGCGATCCAGAACTGCTGCTTGTCGGTCATTCGGGCGCGCTCCTCAGGCGGTATACAGCTCATAGGTCAGACCGGTCTGCGACGAACTGGTCACCGTCACCACACCGGAGCTGTTAATCGCCGCCCGCGGGATGAGCAGCATGCGAACGCCGGTGCCCGGTGCCGCAAGGGGCGTGACCGTGCCGGGATTGCTCTGCGGGGTGAAGCCGGGGTCGAGCACCGAAATGTTCGATGCGGTGCCGGTCGTGATGACCCGCAGGAACCAGCCGTTCGGCCCAGCGGTCGATCCCGGGATGGTGTCCGATGCGGTCGGGGTGATCGGGACGGGCGTGGTGCCGGTCGACACGACCGACTGGACAGCCAGGAGCGCCATCCGGCGCACCTCCTTCAGAAATCGGACAGGGCATCCGCCGAATGACCGACGGTGATCTCGTGCGTGCGGGTCGTACGGTGACGGCCATGACTGCCAGCACCGACCAGCGGATGGTCGAGGAGTTCGTGGCCGGCGCGGACGTGCCGGACATCGCCGCGCGCTACGCCGTGCCCGAGGCGTACGTGGATCGCCTCGTCGAAGAGGCCAGCTACACCACGCCGAAGCGCCGGGACTGGAGCATCAACAACTGGGGCAACCGGCTCGTCTACTCGCTGCTCGCCGGGATGGTCGTCAACCTCTCGACCGGCATCTACGCCCTCGGCACCACGATCGCCGTCGTCCTGTTCGTGCTGACCAGCGCGATCGTCGCGACCCGCCGGCGCTAGGCCGAGGTCGCGGTCCACCCGTAGACGTCGACCTGATCGAAGACCGCCGAACCCGGCACCTCTTCGTTGCGCTGCGGCGGCTGACCCTCGATCCAGCGGACCGGATTGCACGACCAGCCCGCCACCGCCAGCGTCTGATCCAGCACCGCGGCCCGCACTCGGCCGGCCACACCGCGCGCCGCCCTGGCCCCTTCCGGATCCGCGCCGACACAGTGCACGATCGCGCGGGCGTTGATCGCCGTGCTCGCCAGCGTCAGCGACAGCCAGCCCGGCACAGTGAGCGCGTCCGGCGTCTCGATCGCGAAGTAGACCAGCGCGTACGGCGCGGCAGCCCCATCCGGGACCTTGCCGTCGTAGACGACCAGCGACGGCGACCCGGACGCGGACCGGGCCAGCGCCAGGAACGCGTCGCAGTGGTCCTGGATCGGCCAGCTCATTGCAGCCCCAGCGCCTTCACGGCCAGCGCCTCCAACGCCGCCGCGAACTTCGGCTCTTCGGCGTCGGCGGCCGGGCGCATGTACGGGATCGGCGCACTGGTCGGTGACCCGTACTCAGGGATGTGGCCGAGGTTGCCCTGCGGCTTGCCGTGATTCGGGCCGATCTCCGCGGCCGGGCCCTTCAGCGAGAAGTACGTGTCGAAGTCGATCGCATACGGCAGCCGCCGCCAGCGCTTGTGGCCGGAGATCCGCCGCTGGGCGTCCCTCTTGATCTGGATCGCGCCGCGGAACACGACCGCTTCGACATCTGCCCTCGCCGGAGCCGACGCCTTGGTGATCGCGTCGGCCAGGACGGTGACCTCATGCGTGTCGAACTCGATGCCCATCAGGACCCCGTCTTCTCCGTGCAGGACACCCGCCGGGCCGTCGCCTCGCTCTTGTGGGCCAGGTCGTGCACCAGGAACGTGCGGCCGACCAGATCCGCGTCGTTGACCGCGGCGGTGATCAGCACCTCATCGCCGACCTTCAGGCCCTCCGTGGCGGGCACGGGCAGCTGCACGTCGATGCGCTGCATCAGGATGTAGTCCTCGCCGACGTCGTGCGGGCGGGCCGTGCCGGTGATCTGCTGAACCCGGCACTTCCCGGCGTAGAGCTGCGTGTAGGGCTGCGTCGGGTAGCCGGTGTTCGGGTCCGTCGTCCCGCCGCTGCGGCGCCGGATCGTGCACGCGTCGGCCATGCTCAGCTCGGCGGCGGTACGGCCGCGGGCCAGGACGGAGGCGCGGGACATCGGTCAGGCCAGGCCGATGGAGATGCCGGCCACAGCGATCTGGAAAGTGTTGCCGTTCGCCACACTGATCGGCGCGCCGTTGAAGTCGCCGAACCAGCTGCGGGCCGCGGCCGAATCGGTCAGATCGAACGACTGGATCGACCAACTGCCGCCTGAGCCGTTCGTCCACGACAGCGCCGACGTGGCCGGCAGGGTCACGTTGCTGCCCGACGAGGACGCAGTCGACGCGGCCGGGACCGCGGTGCCGCCCGCCGTGTAGCCGGTGCCGGTCAACTGCGTGCCGTTCGCCGAGGCGGTCGAGCTCGTCGAGTTCAGCCGAACCTTCATCGCCGAGCCCGCGAACGCGGTGAACGTGCCGGGCGCGCCGGAGGTGCCGGTCGGCGTGGTGGCGTTCAAGAGGTTCGAGGCCATCGACTGCGGGATGCCGCTCATTCCTGCTCTCCTTCGTTGCTGGCCTGCGAGATCAGCTCACTGAGCCACCCGGCAGCCTTGGCCTCACTGACGCCGCCGGACGCGACGACGTTGCCGTCGGCGTCGAGCACCCGCCAGCCGTGCCCCTCGTCGAACTCCGGCGACTCGCTCTGGTCGGACACGTGGGCTCCTGGACTACGGGCGGGCCGTGGTGCCCGCGAATGGTCGAGAAGTGCGGCCCGAGTTCGGGCGCGCGGTGGTGCCACTGTTGGGCCTCGGCGTGATCCGCGAGCTCGAACTGGCGGTCACGACACCGTGGCCAGTGACGACCGCGGTGCCGTTGACGACCAGGCCGCCGGACGCCGACACGGAGCCCGCGCCGGTGACGGTTGCTGTGGCCTGCGAGCGGGCCAGTGCGGCGACGGAACCCAACCCCGAGACCGAGGCGGCACCGACGACGGCGCCTGCCGCACTGACCGCACCCGCACCGGTCACTGTCGCCGTGCCGGAGCTTGCTGCACCCGAGTTCGCGGTTACCGAGCCAGCACCCGTGACGGTGGCGGTGACGACCTGGACGACGGTGGCCGTGGTGCTGCCCGCGCCGGTCGCGGAGCTTGGGACGGAGATCCGCGCCAGCGCGCTGACCGATCCTGCGCCGGTCGGCGACGAGCCGGCCGCCTGGACGGCGAGAGCCGTGACCGTTCCCGCGCCGGTGGTGGTCGCCGTGCCGGAGGTGGTGCCGCCGGAGTTGGCGCTGACGCTGCCCGCTCCGGTGACGGTCGACCCAGCCTGCTCGGTGACCAGGGCCGCCGAGGTGCCGGAGCCGGTGGCCGTCGCCGAGCCGGGCAGGGTCACCAGCGCGGTGACGGAGCCAGCCCCGGTGACGGATGCTGTGGCGATGATCGTGACGGCTGCGGACGTGGTGCCCGCGCCGACGACGGTCGATCCGGCAGCCTCCGTGGCCAGCGCGGTGACCGCGCCCGCGCCCGTGACCGTGGCGGTGCCGTTGACTGTGGAGCTGACCGCGAGCGGCTGGATGATGACCGGGTGACGCGTTCCCGTGGTGCCAACCTGCGGAAGCGGATAGCGGACGAACTGGCTCATCGGCTAGCCCTCTCGCCCGGGGTGGGTCACTCGTCCCAGGTGAACGAGACGTCGCAGATCTGACCGGTGCCCGTCAGGACCGACAAGACGATGCCGTCGCCCGTGGTGTTCGGGATGACCAGACCACCGGAGGCGCCACCGAACGTCCAGATCAGGCCCGACCCGATCGCCGCCCCCAGCGATGCCACGCGGAGGTTTCCCGACACGAACGTCGGCGCCACCGTCCACGTGTCCTTCGGGGTGGCCAGCGCCGTCTGCGACGGGTCGCTCTCGTACACCACGGACTGCGTCGATCCGGACGTGCCCGCCGCGGTGACCCGGCGCAACGCGACCGCGCACGCTGTCGTGGTCGTGTTGAAGACGCCGACCTCGACCAGCCGCGGCCGGCAGCCGGCCACGGACATCAGGCCGCCGATCGGCAGAGTCGTCGAGCCGGCGCCGTTCGTGCGCCACGACGAAGAGAAGCGCGCCATCAGATCGTCCTAACGTCGTGGGGCCATGACCAGGATTGGCGGGGTCGCAGACGCTCCGGCGGCAGCGCGGACCTCGACGGCGACTGCGGCCATGTTGAACAGGGCGCCGCCGCCGGACCGCAGGTCGTCCCAGCTCACCGACGTCGAGGCGACCCCGGACCGGGCCTCGGTCTCCAGGCCACCCCAGTCGGTGCTGTGTATCGAGTCGTGGACCTCGGTCCACGTGGTGGGCGACGACCCCGGCGTGGTGCCGATCGTGGCCTTGTCCATGCCAACGGCCGCGAAACACTCCGACGACGTCGCGGGCGTGCCCGACAGGGTGATCGACACGGGCGTAGGCGGGCCAGCGAAACCGCCGTTCTGCTGCCCCGTGGCGGTCGCCCCGGTCGGCGTGCCGGTGTCGTAGCCGGTGTACGCGACGACGCTGACCCCGTATATCCCCGCCGGCCTCCCGCCGGCGCCGAGCGTCAGCGTCATGGACGCGCCGGTACTGACTGCGGCGGTCCAGATCTTCGTCGTGGTGGGGAATGCTGTCGGCGCGGCCGTAATAGACGGCCCCGCCGAGTACGTCCAGCCGCCACCGGAGATCGTCAGCGATGACGCCGGGTCCGTCGTGGTGCCCGAGTTCTCCACGTAGACCTCGGCCACCACGAGCAGCGAACTCGACGGCGGCGTGAAGCTGCTGGTCGTGTAGTTGCCGGTGCCGAAGTTTCCGCTTGCGCCGCTGATCGCCTGCAGCAGGTCGGTACGGGCCAGCGCCACAGGTCAGCCCTCCGGCCTGGTCAGCCCGCGTATCAGAGAATCCGGACCATGCGGGCCTTGGGCCCGTACCGCTGTTGGATCGCGGCCTTCAGGCGGCGAGAGTGCCGCGGTACATGCGCGCGAGGTCCCGCGCCGAGGCGGTGAGCTGCAGGCCGCCGCCGGTCGTGGCGTACTTGACGGCATAGTCATCGATGGACTCAGCGACCACCGCGGCGACCGGGATGTCGTAAGCCTGGGCGGCGACGTCGAGCACTTCGGCCTTGACGTCATCGGTCGGCGCGGCATACCCGTGGGTCAGATCGATATCGACCTTGTCCGGCGGGATCTGGCACGAGCTGCCGAAGCCTCCCGCACGCCACAGCGTCCGCTTGACCAGCGTCCAGCCGGTGACCACGACACCGTTGACCCGCACCTCGACCACGGAGATCACCGGACGGAACGGCAGGTGAATCGACGGGCAGAACGTGCCGAGCGTCGTGTAGGTGACCGCGGTCGACTCGAACCAGGTGTCCGCCTCGCGGGAGAACAGCCCCGACGCGAGAGTCAGCACCTGGTTGGCGCTGTACGTGTCGAGGTCCTTCTGCAGCTTCCCTGCCAGCTCAGCCGCCGTCGCGTACTGGGCCATCGGACCTCCTCAGCGCCTTGACCGTCGCCACATCCGCGTCCCGGGCGGCTTCGGACCACCGCCGGTAGGCGGCCTCGTCGCGATGGAACTGCTCGGCCCGGTTGACCCGCGCATAGCCGGTATCCCACTCCGCCTTACCGGCGAGCGGGTGACAGTGCTCGACGACCACATCCGGCAGATATCGCAGGCAGCCCGCCAGCCGGCCCAGGTCCATCACCGAGTTGTCGCAGTACATGTGCTCCACCGGCGCCGGCACCATCCGGCCCAGCGCCCGCACGATGTCCGAGGTCATCGCCCACTGCGTGCACAGCCGCTCACCTTGCAGCAGGTCGTTGCCGTAGACGATGCCGGAGCCGAGTTCGCGCAGCGCCTCCAGGTATCGGGCCGCCCAGCCGCGCGTGCGCGGCAGGTGGTCGTCGCCTGCGAAGCCGAGCGCGAAGTGACCTTCCTCGGCGAGTATCGCGGCGGCCCGATTGAGCTTGGGCACCATCGGCTGCCACGGCCCGCAATTCATCAGGTAGATACCTTCAGCGGCGAGCCGTCCCAGGGCGGCGTTGTATCCCGGCAGCAGCGGGTCGTCGGCGTCCACCGCGAAGATCAGCTCTGCCGACTCGTCGAAAGCCCCAGTGGCGTACCAGGCGGCGGCGACCCGCTCCAGGGACTCCGGGCGGCCACGCGACGGGACGATGACCAGCAGGTCAGACACCGTCGGCTCGCCGCACGAACAGGGTGTCGGCGAAGTGGGCCTCGTGCTCCCAGCGGATCGCGGGGACGAAGCCGACCTTCCCCAGCGCCTCGACCGCGTCCGGCCAGAACGCGGCATACAGCTTGCGGGACAACTCCTGCGTCTCCAGGATCAGCAGCTCGACGCCGCTGAGGTCGGCGCCCGCCAGCACCTCCAGCTCGGTGCCCTGCGTGTCGACCACCAGCACCTGCGCGGCATGCTCGGCCTGGACCTCGCGCAGCGGCCGGACCGCAACCTCGACCTGGCCGGCCTCGGGAATGCCGGGGTCCTGCTTCAGGCCGCTGAACACGCTGTTGGCCGCGCGATGCAGCGTCGCCGTCCCGGCCTGCTCACCGGCCGCGCATTCGACGACCGCGCAGCCGGGGAACTCGGCGCGCAGGAACGCGGCGTTGTCCGGGTCCGGCTCGACCAGGGTGATCCGGTCGAAGCCGCACTTGCGGTACACCTCGACTTCCTCGCCGCGGTGCGCGCCGACGTGCATGATCGATGTGGCGGTGATGCCGAGGTCGGCCAGCGCCTCCGGCAGCAGGCTGAACGTCCAGGATTGCTCCCGGGTCATCGCGACCCGCTTCAGGCCGGAGATCTCGGGCTGCCGCTCGAGCAGGGCCAGGGCGACCCGCTCGCGGGTGTACTGGTCCTCGGACACCCACACGTTCTTCAGGTGGGTGGTCTTCACGCGGGTGTCGACGAATACCGGGATATCGAGCGCGCCCGCCCGGACGCAGAACGACAGGTCCTCGGAGAACAGTTGCCCGGTCGACGGGTTCGGGAGCCGGTTGTACCAGGTCGGGCCGAACTTTCCCTGGATCCGCTCCAGGACGCTGCGGTGGATGACGATGCACGCCGAACCGGTCGCGTGGACCTGGGTCACAGTGTCCCGCGGGTAGTCCCAGCGCACCGCGTACCCGGACTGCCCGTCGACGGTGATCCAGTCGTAGATGACCGGGGTCGGCTGGGTGCGGCGGCCGCCCATCCCGTCGGACTCGATCTCCTGCATGCTGAAGCACAGCGCGCCGACGATCGGCCGGTCGACCGGGTCGGCGGCGGCGATCAGCAGTTCCAGGGTTTCGGGCGGGAAGCCCATGTCGGTGTCCAGCCAGAACAGCCAGTCGGCGTCCGTC